TCGCGGATGGTCTGCTCTGCTTCCAACCTGTGCAGGGCAGACACGGCCTTGACGGAGGCCTTGTAGACGGCATAAGCGGAGGTGATGCTGAGTAACACGCCGCCTAACTGGCGGTAGTGGTCGATGATGTACGACACGCCGTCTAAGGCCGCGCTTATCGCGCCCTCCGACTGCTTGCCGATGTCGTTAAACATCATATCTATTTCATCACCTATGTTGCTCAGCTGCCCTGTGATGCTGCGGCTCTGCGCTTCCATCAGACCGCCGAACTTCCCGCCCGCGTCGGTCATGGCGAAGAGGGCCTTGCGCACCTCTTCCGCACCTACCTTTCCCTCGGTCACGAGGGATGCTACCTGTACCTTGGCCACGCCGAACTGCTTAGCAAGCTCGTCGGCGAGTGGCACACCGCGCCCTTGGAACTGTCTAAGGTCTTGCGTGAAGAGGCGCCCCTGCGTCATGGTCGTGCCGTAGAGGTAAACGAGGTCGCCGAGCGGAATGGAGAGGCCAGCGGCTATATCGCCGAGGCGGCGAAGCGTATCGTTCACGTCATCCGCTGCCGTACCGTAGGCCAGCAGCTGCTTGGCTCCCTGCGCAACGCCCTGCATGTCGAATGGTGTGGTAGCTGCTGTTTTTGTTATCTGCTTAAGAAGTGCGTCTGCCTGACCGGCATCACCGAGCATAGTCTTAAAAGCAATTTCAAGCTGTTGGAACTCTCCGCGCACGGTGGCCACATTCTTCACGAAGTCAATACTGGACAGCGTCAAACCGAGTTTGGCCGCAGACTGCCCGACTCTACGGAAGAACTCATCTATGCTCAGGCCACTCTTCTCCACCTGAGCCTTGGCCTGCCCAACACCACGCTCTATCTCGGCGATAGACTTGTTGAACTGCGTGTTGTCCACGCTTGTGACGAACCTTATGTCTGACATGCCTTATTCTTTATAAAACATCTTTCTGATTTTCTTTTCCATTCTCTTCCATAGCTTCCTCTACGGCTTCCCCCATATCTGCATTCTTACTCTTAATCAACGCGATTAAGAAACGCTTAATTGAAAAACGGGACTTGATTCCGTGGAGGTCACATACATGGCCCATTATGCTATCCAGTTCGAACAGGCATCCCATACCGAGGCACACACCCGCCGTAGCAACATGACCCGCCACGCCTAACGGTTCGAAAATGGCCAAGCCGAGTAAAGCTCCGATGACAAGAAACGTGAAGTATTCGGCGAACTTATTACACGTCCTACGCCCCGCACGAGAGAAACGGAATTCCTCGCGACGGCGCAAAGAAGCGGCTATGCCCAGCCAAAAGTCTGCTGCGATGAGAGCCACAATGAGAAACAGACCCCAACGTAAATCATATATCACGCTAATGGCTTCCTGCGAGAACGCCGTAATGGTGATAGCTTGTCCCGTAGATGATATAAATGTCTTATCCATTATAGCATATCGATTTCATATTAACAAAACAGTTGTTGCAAGGCTGATATATTCTGTGGACTATCCCCGTCAATGTGTCCTCCACCTGATTGACGCACATGAAGCTTTTTGCACTCTTTCTTTGATAAAGTCATGCTAACTACAGCATCTCGCATCAACAAACGAAGAGAGGCATAACTAATCCCCCATACGACATAATCTACCGTCCATCCATATGTTCGGCATGCTACATCAATTATAGTTCCATATATGCTTTTCCCGCCAAACGATACCATCTGTTCGTTAGATTTTCCTCGCTTAAGTTCTATAGCCTTTTCAATCTTCTTCCTTTCTACGTCAAGTCCTATATCAACTGATATTCGCTCTACATCCGTTTCCGAAAGAGCAAGTACAAGAAGTTTTGCCATCTCCTCTGTAGAAAGATTTTCCGCAAACACGCATGACCGCTCCGAGATTAGTTTTTCATCCATCAATTCACTTCGGCTACGTAACGTTGAGCAAGCCAACAATCGACATACTTTATCTTTCTGAATAGAGCATAAACGGAGGTATTCAACATAAGGCCGATTCGATAGCATATTTTCATCCGGACATAACGAATCTATCATGCCGGAAAGAATGGATACCTTTCCGAGAGAAGCAGGCCATATATAATAATACTCTCCACGCAAGATAAAGCATCTTGGCCTCTCCAACAACGTATCAGCTATTACTGTTTTCGTTTCTGCTTCCATAGTGTTCTTAATATATAGGGGTTGTGTCGGAATTGACGCAACCCCTAAAGACGCATCCTGTTACTGTAAGGTCCGTCATAAATGGATGAAAGTATTCAGATATCGTTTACGAATTATCCCTCCGGGAATAGTTCTGTTTTCAAACCAAGTTTCACCTGCGGACCTTCATCCGGTTTGAGCACATCGAACGTATAAGTACGAACCAAACCATTCTCTGCATCGAACTTCGTCTGCACATTAACAGCCGCACGCTGTATATACGCAGATATTGCCGCAGGGTTCTCTGGAGTAATCCGTACAGAATACTCTTCTGACACGACACCATCTACATCGGTAATAGGGTCTGTACGTTCCGGCACTTGACGAACGTCGAAAGTCAATTGGTACGTATTAGCCTTGTACTTCACTGCTTCGTTCGTACCGCCTTCTATTGCAGCCTCCATCTTGTCACCCTGAGTGGACTCCAACGATGTACTTCCGTCTACAGGCGTGGCGAATTTCTGCCACGCACCTGTAGTATCTGAAACCTTGCGCACTTCAATAAGTGGTGCGCCCCAACCTACTGTTACTGTTGTTGCCATTGTTTTTATTTTTAACTTTAATTCGTAATTAGTACGGCTTCTCGTTACACATACGGTAGAGCAACTTATTGGCGATAAAGTGCTCATTCTTGCCTTTCACTTCCATCACACGCTGAGATACGAGGCTAAATCTATATCCGGCACCATGACCTACTGAAAGTAATTCCTCTGCCATGCTACACAATTTACGGAGACGAGGAGTTTGTTCCTCGTATTGCTGAGAGGAGGATATATCTTTCTGCGAACGATTCTCACAGATATTACAATGATGAAAGGATTGCAAGTCGGATTCTCCCAGATTCATAGTCTCATATACGACCAGTTCATCCGGAACGTAGATATTCACATACACATAGGCATCTTGTATCTGCGCATTTTCATTCGCTAATACCGAGATACATATATCCTCAGCTTCTGACCTTGGCGGACGCATACGCTTGCATAGCTTACCCGTTACTTCCGCTTCAAGCTCAGAGCCCTTTATATGCCTATATATATCATCCTTGATGTCAATATCCGACTTCATCATAGCTTTACAATGATTTCAACCTCCTAAGAGCCTTATCCTTGGCACGCGAGAGAACACCGCCAACCTTATTCTTAGCCCACAATTCCGTAGATGCAAGCACATCCTTGTTATCATGTGCTTCCACATATTCCGCATAGCTCATGCCAGCAACCACAACCAATGCATAGGTATCGGAATAGAGGCCGGACAAGTTATCAAGCAGCGTGTTTGCAACCGCCTTACCCTCTTCGCCTATTCCGGAGAGTTGCGACTTTATCTGCATCCTACCATAATTATATATGGCATATGCAATAGAAGAGCGCAGATTCTGAGTATGGTCAATCCAACTATCTTCCTGCGAACGATTCTTGATACGTGCTACACATTCCTCACCAAGGTAAGTCAATGCAGTTCTTATCTCTTCCTCGAATATTCGCAAGGCAAGTTTCATGCGACCCGACACTTCTCCTATTGGCGTTTTCATACTTATCCCCATGCTATACCCACATCTTACATTGGTGCTGCCAACGACGGAAACCTTTAACGCTTAACTCATTTACAGTACCATCTGAAAAGAATAGGCGTACAATATCCCCGACAGCGAAATGACGACATGAAGCAGGTAAATAGACCACGTAAGAGTAAGACCTTGCTACTCCGTCAGAAAAAGCCTCCTCTCTTGCGCTCCCGGTGGCAGGAACTGCATCACAAGGGATGCAGCCCTCCCATTGAGATACACCAGCTTCGTAGTCTCCGTTATCATCCTCTTGGCCTGGAGCGGTCGCGAGATACGAAAGAATATGCGGCTTAGTTCTCAATACAGCCATAGGTTCACATTAAGCAATCTCCAACATACACCATCGGGTTACCTTCGTCAATCTCAGGCTCACCAATAGCTTTATAGATAGCATTAGCACGCTTGATAATAAGTGATTTATCCGAAAGACTAACAGACTTGTCGGCCTCAGAAAATCCGGGAGCACTCACTAACATACGTAAGCAATCAGCAACCGCACCTTGAAAAGCGTAACTATTAAATACTACCGTATCGCATTCATCATCTCCATTCAGACAGCGGGCCATAAGTCGATTTTCTGCATGACCCTCTCCCACAGGATAATGAATCTCGTCGATAAGTGCTTGGAGTATGCTCTTCGCCATTAGCTCTACCGTTAATTGTGTCTATCAAGCCTTGTGAGCCTCGACCTCTTTTTTCAAGCGAGCCTCCTGTTCTTCACTCAGTTGGTTTACCTTGTTAAGTACCGTTTGGTCCGTTGCATTTACAGCGATGCTCACGCCCATTGCTTTCATAGCTGCAATGAACTCCGGCTTCTTGTATTTGCTGCCCCAAACTGTCACATAGGCATCTGAGGTATCTCCTGCTTCCGCTTCGGTGTCCACTTCCTGCGCTTCGGAAACATCAAGAACATAGATTTGGTCTACGTCCTCAATGATGGGCGCAACGAACGCCTGACCGGCTGTGACTTCTCGCAGCGGGTTCACAAGCGAATACTTGGAAATCAGCTTGAATTTATCCACGAGGTTGTACGTAACTTGTTTCACCGGGTTCGTCTGTTCAGCCAAACGACCATATACAAGCGTACCAACCACTTCGTTGCAGATGAATACGAGGCGGCTTGCATTCCAAGGCTTCTTCGACACCTTGCGACCGTTCTCCTCGATAATCACGGAGCGGTTTATTACGCGGAACGTGATTCCGTTGTTATCGTCCGCGAATGCTTCATTGAACTTTGATGAAGTCGGTACGGGAAGTGCAGAATCCTGCGTGAAGCTCTGCCCATTGTAATTGGCGACAAGCTCCTTGGCGGCACGTGTGGCACGCAGCTTGTCATACGCGGACTTCGCAATGCAAATCTGTATGATGCTGTTTCCATCGGCATCGGCCTTGGAGATAACACGCTTGATGTCTTCGAGTGAAACCTCATCCTTGGTGGAAGCACCGAACGTATGGCTTCCAAGATAGTTGAAGTTCAAGCGAAGAAGGGCATTGGGATTATCCTCGTCCTTGATGGCCACGTAACCATTGGAGAGCGCAAACAGGAAATTATACTCATTGCGCTCATCGAGACCGACAGAGCAAGCCACAGCGTCGTCTGCCAACTTACGGGTTATGGTCTGCGCATTGCCACCTTGTGCCTCCATCACATTAATATTGTTTATTTCAGATTCCTTGAGAATCTTCGACATTCCAATCTTGGGCAGCTTGCCGTTTGCCGAAGCGATGGTATCGCGGCTCTTGATGGGAAGCTCAGAATCCACGGCCACGAAGTCAGCAGCTACATAAGTTGTGTTCACACTCGTGCTTTCCCACTTGTTGTCTGGCGAATACTCCTTGCGCAGCATCGCGCCGTCTCCCTTGTGGAGATACGTAATGTTCTTGTTGCGTCGCCCGTTTACCTTTTCTATCAAACGTTGAAGTTTCGGGAAGAATTTTGCAACGTACTTTGCGAATAATGATTCATTCATAATTGTTTACTCCTCCTTTCCTTGTTAATCGTGCTTGAACGTAAGTGTTGGTATTGCCGTTTTGAGCGCGGCTTTCAACTCGTCACTCACCGGATATGGGCTTGCCACATCGTTCACTTCACCATTGTACATTATGCCCACGAACGGGTCTTTTACAGACTTCGTGGACGTGGCCACTCCTACATACACATGTCCGGATGGCAAGGCCACATACTTCGATTCACTTACTCCGAGCGGCTTAAACGTTTCCGTGGCCGTCTCCATGATAATGATATGCCCTGCACGCACGAACTCCTCCGTGAAGCCCGTAACATCAAGCACTTTCCCGCCTTGTACACCTGCGATATACTTGCGGATAACAATCGGGTCGTTACCGAACCCGAAAGATTCAATGGAACCTACATCTACTGCTCCCATTTTTTTGTTTTTTCTCGTTAATAATCGGCCAAAGCATCGATTTCCTCATCGCTGTATGGCTCTTCTTTTTTTTCTTGACCTACAACAGATGGGGGATTCCCCATAGCAGAAAGCCCGGCATCGGCACGTTCCTGGTTGTAAGCATTCAAGTCCTCCTTAACTTCGGAAATGAACTCCTCAAACTCGTCATCGTTCTCGAATTTCATTTTGTCGAAACTCTTCAACGTTCGGCTTCCGAATGTGCCGGTGTCCTTCAACAACTTCTCCAGTTTGGAACGTCTGTCGTTGGCTTGCTTCTCAGATTTGAGCGAAGTAACCTCACCTGTGAGTGTTTCAATCTTATTACTGAGTAGCTGCGCCCATTTCGGTACATCCTCGGATTTCTCCTTTCCTTTGGGGGATTTCTTCTTTGAACCCGCGTGACGTGATGCCGAAGTGTCGTCATCGTACTCTTCGTCGTCATCGTCCTCTTCGGATTCTTCATTTGCACCATTCTTCCTGCGATTTTCCTCGATAACACGGTTTGCGAAAGACTGGCCAAGTGACAAGTAAGGAATAACCGCCTCAATCTTCGCGTCAATTTCAGCGTTTACGTCCTCATCCGAAGCATCGTCAGCGGAAGTAAGGTTATCGGCAATCTTCGCGGCGATACCCTTAATCTCCTTACTATTGAACCCGAACTGCTTCACTTTCGGTTTCAATTTCAAGATAACCAGTTGTTTCCTGTCCATCTTTTGTGTGTTTAAGTGTTAAAAAAACGACCCGCAAGCATTGAATGCAAGCAGGCCGCCATAGTCTCCTAAAACACACCAAGGACAAAAGTCTTGCCTGGTTTCGTCTTGTCGTTCAAATGGAGCTGCATGCTTCTTCACATGCTACGCGGCAAATATACAAAGTATTTACTAAACAAATATATTACGAGGCAAAAAAAATCCCGCAGGATAGTATCGCCTGCGGGATTACATCAAATGACTTATCTATCCGATGGGGAAATATCAATGATTCCGCCAAGAGCGTATGCAATGCGTGATAATACGTCAAGACCTACCGAGTACCGCCCATTTTCGATATTATTCACATTGGCGGGAGTAACAGATGCACGCCGGGATAGTTCCCGTTGCGTCCATCCTTTCTGCTCTCTTAACGACCTTATCCGGAGGCCTATTCGCTCACGCTCGTGTTGCTTGAAATCTTCTATGAATGTCATATCATCTATTAATCCATGATTCAACCTCTTCCTCGCTTTCCTGTGCGGACATGAAGTTCCAAGCGTCCACCAGTATGCCCTCAATGTCTGCGCCATTGCGGTCGTGCGGGTCGAGGAAGTTCACCTCGGCAATGTGTTCCCGGAACTCCTCAAAACTTGCGAAGTAAGCGTCCGCATAGTCGCGGATTAGCACGAACACACGAGGTTCGGCCATGTGAAGCAAGCCTACTTGACCCTTGTGCTTCGGGTGGACTATGTTGTCGCAGTACCACCAGTCCGCTGTGTTATCCCGTATTCCCATTAGTCTATTGCTATGAAGTAAACCTCTCTATCTTCATCTGAACAAGTGAATGTGGGCATATCATATATGCCGGAATAAAGATAGCAGCGCATATATGTGCCCTTGCCATTTTCATCAACAATCATAAGAGTGCGCTCCCTTTCACTCAACTGTTTTTCTGTCATGTAAGACCTCCAGTATTCCGCCCGCGACTTGAATCCGTTCATAGGCTGCCCTTCGTAATAATCCAGTTCAGACATGATACCACCTATCGTAGTTTCATTTACTGTTGGCGGGTTATACGCGGGGTGCGTCCACACTATTTTCTTTCCGATTAAATTCTTTGCCAGTTCCAGTGTCAAGACTTTGCCGTTCTTAAATATCTCTTTTACTTCCATTGTTCTTGTTGCTGAATTTACCCTGTTGCCACCAGTTCTAATTGTTTACGATGCAAAGATAGGCATTTTTGCTGAAATTACCAAATTAGATAATAAATAAACCGTTGCTTATTGCATGTTTTTTAAATTTCCGTATCATTGAAGAACAAAGGCACTTGGCAATGATATACTTCGCCAAGTGCCAAAATTATATCTTCTGTGAAGAACTGCCGTTACTGTCCGTCCTCACCCAGCATCCTCACCGCCGTATCCACTCGGCTGATGAAGAGGTCGAACATCTCCCTGCGCTTCCCGGCTGTGAGCCGCGCGGGGTAGTCGCGGACGGTTCGCATCTCGTCCCGCAGGCGGCGGAGGGCGGCCACGGCTTCCTTTATGCGTGCCTCGTCTTTCATGCCTCCGCCTCCTTTCCCGCAAGTATCTCCCTCATGCGCTGTGCGAGGTGGCGCGCATCGGCGTAGAAGCGCACCACGGATTTCAATGCCTCGTCACGGCCTGTCTCGCAGTCGGGATAGTCTATCGCGCCGATGGTGTCCGACACGGCATCCGCGCCAGTGCTTACCAACCCCTCGGAGAGCTGTAGCACTTCTTCCAGCTCGTTAATCCCTATTGTCACGGCCTTGGCGGCCTCGTTGCTTACTTGTATCGTTGTCATTTTGGTTGCTTTTTTATTTGGTTTTGCTTGATTCGGGTACGGTCATGGCTGTACGCCATTACTTCGCACCTCTTATTAATTGGTAGATAGCTTATTGGATTATTTGCACTTTTCAACAGGCACGACTTCGCCCTTTATTTGCCTCGTGGCCTTTCGGGCGTTCCATCCGTTTTCATGTAGTGCTATCAAGAAGCGCACGCCCCTGGTAGTCCACACGGTATATACGCTCGTGCCTGTCGAACCGTCGGAACGGGTGTAGGTCTGCGTCCTCACGGAATGCAAGCCCCAAGCGGAGTAAGGCGCGTGCAGAAGCCACTGGCCGGATTGCCTGTAAAGGATGCCCGTCTCTTTGAGCTTCCTGTGCAGCTTTTCCGCGTCCATGCCGATTTGCTTCGCCACTTGCGTGCTCGTCTGCGTGTTCACCGATTGGAGGTGCTGGTCGTAGTAGCTCACCTTGGGAGCGGAATGCCTTATTTCCGCCTCCTGCCGCTCAATGGTTGCCTGCTGCATCGTTGCCTGCGATTCAAGCTGCATCACTCTCAGCTCAGCTGCCTCGATTCTCCTTCGGAGTATCTGTTGCGACCGCATGAGGATGTAGTCGTCGCTCTTAAGCATCATTTCACGTTTGTTGAACTCGTTGATGAACCTTTCCTTAAACTCTCCCGCTTTTGCTCCTGTGTAACCCATTACGAGAAATGAGAAACCATCCTTTGTCATTTCATAGGCTTTCTGAATACGTCCACGACTATCAGTGTATTCAATAACGCCAAAATTGGCGGCATTGAAATCTGGTGAACATGAAAGAGTTTCAATATCTCTCACCACCTTGTTATGTTCTTTCCCGAACACTTGAGCAACGATTAGAGATGTGGTTACATCACTGCCGTGGCTGTTTTGAATTACTAAATTTTCCATCTGTGAACATTTTGATGGTTTTAGGCAACAAAAAAGCGGTTGCCATATACGCTGTTCACAGATGGTAGTCTCCACTCACAGAGCTTTGATTAATCTTACGTATAGGCAACCGCCAATATCCTAAATAATGAGCATAAAAAAGCCCATATATTATATGAGCAACTTAACCGCTTGCCCTGCGTAGCGGGTACAACCGCCATCTGTGAACACCGCAAAGTTACGCATAAAGCGCGTTGCCGTGCCGTATTCCGGTGTAAATTTACACCAAGTTTCCGTAAATGTATTTGCTTTACAAATAGTATTAAGCATTTTTAATGTTTGAGCAAACAAAAGCTAAAGAAAAACGGGGCTTGGCAAAGGATTTATCGTTACTTTTGGCCTGCAAAACACGTCACTATGGATTTCAAAGACACAATTAAACAGATTGCTGAAAGGATTGAAAAGCTGAAAGAAAGCATACTCACCGAAGAGGCAACCAAAAACGCATTCATCATGCCGTTCATCAATGCGCTGGGATATGACGTATTCAACCCGCTGGAGGTTATCCCGGAAATGGACTGCGACCTTGTAAAGAAAAAAGGAGAGAAGATAGATTATGCTATAATGAGAGATGGACATCCCATCCTGTTAATTGAATGCAAACACTGGAAACAAGACCTAAACCTGCACGACACGCAGCTACAGAAGTACTTCGTGGCATCGAAAGCCCGTTTCGGTGTACTTACAAACGGGATGGAGTATAGGTTTTACACAGACCTTGAAAAAGCCAACATCATGGACGAAAAGCCTTTCATGGTGGTAAACATGCTCGACTTATCAGAAGCCGAAATAGAACAGCTAAAGAAATTTCATAAATCATATTACGACGAAGCCGAGATAATGGGCACGGCAACTGAGCTGAAATATACCACTGAATTGAAGTCCATACTAAACAAGGAATTTGCACAGCCGTCACCGGAGTTTGTAAAGTTCTTCGCATCCCAAGTCTATGACGGGAAAATCATGCAAAGCGTTATAGAGCAATTTACCCCTATTATAAAGAAGTCGATAACGTATATCATCAATGACATCATATCAGACCGTCTTAATTCTGCTATTGAAACGGGAAAGCAACAAGATAATGCCAATATGGCATCCGGTAATGCGTTGCAAGCCAAAAACGATGAAGAGCCGATTCCTGATGGAGCTATTTACATTGACCGGGAGAATGGTATCATAACGACACAGGAGGAGATTGACGCATACAATATTGTCAGAAGCATACTACGAAAGGATATAAATGTCAGCCGCATCACATACAAGGACTGCAAGTCATATTTCGTGGTGACTTTGGACGGAAGCAGCTGGTGGATTTGCCGCTTCTATTTCAGTCCAAGGAAAAAGTCCATCTGTTTCCCGCTTGACAATTACAAGGCAAAAGAAAAATTGGAAATAGAGACCATTGACGATGTATTCAATTATTCAGACAGGATAAAAGAATCGCTCAAAATGGCATTAAGAGAATAAGAACGTATTAACCAACTAACAACCTAACACATGGAAGAAACACACAAAATTAAAGAGGAGGAAACGCAGTTTGAAAACGCCAACGAATATGAAGAATATGACAAAACTATACTTCAAAGGCTGTGGGATAAAATAATGAGATGCAACGATAGCGACAACGACGAGGACTGTCTACGGATAGCGGCAGGAATCATTCTGTGTATAGGATTAGCTATGGCGTTATACCTATTATTTACGCAAAGTTTCATAAAAACAGATTACTATTTCATTAAAGATGAATACAAATTCAACTTCCCCGGCTTCATTGCAGCATTTGCGACCGGCTTCTGTTCTGTAGTAACATACTACTTTCTTCGAGTAATCGCCAACATTTCCGACAGGTTGAGAAAATAATGAGCTTGGGCTTAATGTCCTCTGGGGACATTCCCTCGCCAACGGTGGAAATAAAGACTAAAAGTGAAAGGGCGCGGGGAACAATCCTCGCGCCCTTTATCGGACGCCGCCGTAGTATGCCGAAGCCTCGGCGGCCTATTGATGCAAAGTTAGTGATTCTTCTTGAAAAATGAGATGATGTATGCAGCCTGATATATGGCGAATATGACAGCGAGCAAGGCGAATGTGACGGCGTTTCCATAATGTCCCCCAGCGACTAAATTACCTGCCATAATCGACAAGACCAGCTCAAATATCAGGCCTATTACTATATATCCTTTCATAGTTAATTAATCTTTTTCATAGTCAAAAACATTGCAGGCGGTAAGTTCTTGTTTTGGGGAGAACTCGCTCATTTCGTAATATGCACATTCCCGACCTCCTATTTCTATTAACAGCCCATTAACCTCATAGCCGGATGGAGTTATCTTTGCATCATACTTTCCTAACAAGGCTTTTAGTTCTGCAAGGAAATTCATGCGACATTGCTCCCAGTCGGCTTGCATATTTTCTTCCACGGCCTCATAGAAGTTGCTCATGCCGATGCACTGACCTTTGTAGTCGTCAAAATCGGCCACGACGTAGTAAGACACTCTGCCCCATTCTTCGGGAAGTCTGCTATCCTTATGTGGTTTCGAGTCAATGCGGATATTGCTTAGGTAGTTGGGCGCAAAATCCCATTCGGCATTGACTTTCTCAATCAGTTCAGCCAGCCCCGACACTTCTATTGTCGTGGATAGGCTGTCGGCTAACATGCCTCGGTGGAATCTTAATAACTTTTTCATGCGGCAAAGGTAATTATTTGCATTGTGATAGGTGGCTCTCTCACGAAGTAAGATATTTTCGACCTCAATTAGTGAATTACAGAGAGCCACATATTGTAATCACTATTTGGGGTCGATTCCATTTAATCACAGAATATGGCAGGAAACGAAAAGACTTCAAAAAGAGTGGCTTCAATCGCGTCCGCACTGCTGCGCAACCCCAAAACACCGAAAGACGTTAAGACGGTGGCGGCTTCCGTCCTGACACAAGCTCCTGACCGGAAGAAAGCATCAAGGCGCAAGGGATGATTTGGACGATGCAGGCTTTCGGTATCGTCATTATGCCGTTGGCTTGCATCAGCGTATTTTCTGTTTCGTCAGCAAAATTGTGTGCAAGGGATATTACATCTTCGTCCTCGTATATGATTTTGCCGACGCTTGTCACTTCGAGCCTGTTGGCCTTATAATCGCTTATGTCCTGCCATCCGGTTTGCACACCGTAGCTGTCAAGCCATTTCACCAACACTACCGTAGTTTTCTCCATATCCATAATGCTCATGTCAGAACGGCAAGTTTTCTTCCTGCGCGGGCGGGACAGTCTGAGGTGGCGGCACGGCCTCCCATGCCTGCTGCACCGTGGAGGGAGAGGCAGGGGCAGCGGCGGGCTGTGCGACTATGGGAGTAGCTTTCCAACAGTTTGCGCTTTGGAAAAGCCGACCGTTGTACTCCCGCATGGTGAAGTCGATTTCAAGCTCATAGTCCACATGCAGTTGGATGTTGAACTGGTCTATCTTGTCGCCCATTACCGCGAAAATGATGCTCTTCGGATAAGTGGGGTTGCTGCTGTCATACGTGACAATGTACTCGCGTCGCCTCCAAGGCTTCCCGCTCTTGCTTACGCCGCTTGCCTCGGATAGCACGGCTGTAATTTTTCCTGTTACTTTCATGGTGTACTCGTTTTTCTCATCTATTATCTCCATTTCCTGCTATCACGCCGCGCTGCTTGCGGTCGGCCAGCTTGGCGAGGTTTTCTCGGCAGACTTCTTCCAAGCTCCAACCCATCACGGAGCATAGCCCAGCAAGCTGCCAAATACAATCTCCAGCCTCGGCTTTCAGGTCGTGAATCTCCTGCTCGGTCATTGCCTCGTAGCCGCATTCCGTGACGAAGTGGTTGCCTACTATCACGGCTTTGCCATTGCGGACGGCCTTTGCCATCTTCGATGCCAGTTCGCCCACCTCGCTCACGAGGTTCAGCATCATGTAGCTTTCGTTGCGGCAGGTTTCCATGCACGTGGTCATGGCCCTATCTTGATACTCATTCAGTTGCATTACTTTTCCTCCTTAAATTGTGTCTGCGTACCCGTTAATTGCTCTCTCCTTACGTTCAATCTTCCCGAACACGCAGCTCTCACGGCACACGTGAACGAAATCCGTCTTGGCCATGTTTATCACGTAGCGCGTGCCGAGGATGCCGCGCCGCACGGCCTTGATGTAGCCGTGGGCATAATGATAACTTCCTTTGAAACGGTAGCAGTATTCTACCTTGTCGCCTACCTTGTAAGTCTGTTTGTTGTCCATTTACTTATTGTTTTTTTGAAGATTAACATTGTTCCTCTATCTCAAATTCTATCCTTGGCCGCTCCTTATCTATCAGTTTCCGGGCATGTATCTCGGCGCACAGGCGGTCGTTCTTGATGGCTCTGCACATCTGCAAGCAATCCAATACCACCTTGCAAGAATTGTCAAGGTCGGGGCGGTCGCTGCTGAAATACACGTCAAGCATCAGTTTGAAACGATTGTGGATATTGGCGTTCCGAAGTCCGCACTGCATAAAGAAACTTTCCTCATATCTCTTGGTAGCCTGCGTCTTGGCGAGCGAGCCATGACCGCGCACCGTGATTATGCGGTAGGAGTTGCTCTTTGAGGGAGGAAGCCCATGTATTGTTTGCCGTGGATATTTCATAACTTTAATCAGCTATATATTTCAAGTGCGCTATTACGTTACACAGATTCTTTGAATTAACATTTTCCAGCTTCGGCATTACTACCGTCTTGCTTCCTACGCGGATGTGAAGAGTGGAAACAAGCCTTGCGAGTTCTTCACTTGGCGTGTTCCTGTTGTAAATTTGCGCTCCGTACTCCTCGCACAAATCCTGCAACTCTTCAAGGAACTTGATACATTTCTTCTCGTCGTCTGTCATACTCGTTTTTGCTCGTTATTTGCGTGTTTTCTGCGGCTTATCTGCGTCTTTTTCGCGATTATACGCCTCACACCCCTTGCGCTCGCAGAACGTGCCGGGCAGGCCTTTGGAGCAAAATCCGTCGCTGAAATACCGACAGTCGGGCGCGTCGGGCTTCTTACCCTTTGTTCTGCTGTCTTTCCAGCCCTGCAAGTAGGCATCTCGGACGACGTAGAACACGACTTCTCTGTCAAAGACTTCTTCGTCAAGGAAAGATTTAATTATCTGTGAGGCATACGCACATGCCTGTGCTTCAAGGTCTGTCATGGTTGTGCGCATTAAGCCCATCGACCACATCGTTGGCCACCTCTACCGCCTTTGCGCCTATCTCCGATGGAGCGTAGCGGTTATTTTCGGCGTAGGCCACCGCTATCTTCGCGGCAAGCTCCATGCGGTAATGTTGCCAATCCTCTTCCTCCTCTCCCTCCGTGGCGGTCTGCTCGGTGCAGGGGACAAGTTGGCATGGCTCTAAATAAGTAAAGCTCTTATCAGGAAATTTAACTTTCACCAAGTCGTTACTTACCGAATAGGGTCTTCCTGCAACAGTGCCAACTTTATCTTGTAGCGCGATATTTCTTGTTGATACAATCCTCACCTTGTCGCCTACCTTGAACTTGGGCGTGGGAGCGGTGGCAGAGACACCGAAAAGAATCTCAATAATGTCTCTTACGGCTTCTTGTGGTATTCTGTTGTACACCCTGTAGTTGTTATACAACTTTCTGACTTCTTCCTTGAAATCATCGGGCAGACTCGCCCACACCTTGTTCTGCTGTTCTGTTGTCATGCTATTGTTGTTGTTTTGTGGTTATATTTGCACTATCATTTGTTTGTATTATGGAACACTCCAAAGAATATTATCAGAGTTTCGTCACTTTCCTGCAAACCGCCTGTGACAATCAGCAGCGGTCATACACTTACGAGGAAGGAAGCCAAATAGCCGGAGATTATTGGATGGCAATATGTACATATCTCAAAGAAAGACATCTTGCAAGGGTAAACTACGGCGACTTATACATCTTCCAATTCCCGCCGTTGCTGCCAACCATCGCCGAATGCAAGGCTGCAATAGCGGCAATAGAGAAAGCCGAATCCGACCGTGAGCTTGCCAACCGGGAAAAGATTGAAAACATCAAATACGGCAAGAAGGCATACGAACTTGCGGAGAAAACGGCTAAATGGAACAAACGGCATCTCATCGTTACCGGAATAGTAGCCTTAGGACAGATAGCACAATGGATAATACTGATAATCCAATGGCTGTCCAAGCCATAGTCTGAGCATCGTAGGCTTTTTGGCGAGCCTTGTCTGCCATTTCCGCATCTTCCCGCATAATCTCATCAAGATTTGCGGCAGGGTCTTCATACGCTTTTTGTTTCTTCATTTTCTTCCTTTTTTAGAATATCCGGCCTCGCTCCGAACCTGAACCAACTCATGAAATTTATTCGCGGACAGCCTTGGCCGCTTTCTACCTCTTTCTCTACAAAGCTCCAGTACTCCCAATAGGCTTCCTCGGAAATGCCGTGGTCCACCAAGTAACGCAGCTCCGGCATATCCAGCACCCACGGAGCATCCGCTATGCACAAGCCCTCGCCGATTTGGTCCGCTATCCACCAGCTTTCCTCAAACGCCACGTCCCACTGCTCGCACAGACGCTTGCGGTATATATCGCAGATGCCCTCATAAACCGCTTCAAGACCTTTGGGCGGCTGCATGGCGGTCTGTTCTATTATGCTTTCAGTCGTCATTCGCTGTCTTTGTTTACAATAAACCTCGCGTCCCTCATCGCCTCGGTCAGCAACGCGGCAAACGAACATACAAACTTGTGGTCGTTGTTCAACTCGTCCTGCCCGATGTTGCCCAATATGGCATGGACCAACTCATGATAGAATGTGTTCACACGGCAATCTTCGGATTGCACATTATCGCGTCCATACTCGCGTGCAATCTCTATTAAACACTCGCCTCCGCGACAT